AGCTATGAGTGAGCCAGTTCTTGAGCCAGCCCTTGAGGCCGCCATTGAGTTCATGGACGATCTGCTGTCGCCGGAGATGTATGGCCATGCGATACCGGAAGATGCCCACACAAGGGCCTTCGTGGTGCGTGCCATGCTGCGCCGTGAGTACACCCGCAGGATGCAAGATGCGCGGTCTAAAGCCGGTCTATAGAGCCGCCATCATCCGGCTGTTGAGCATTGGCCCGTTGAGTGTGGCCGAGATCGCTGTGCGTCTGCCCTGCTCCATAAGCACCGCATACGACAATGTTCGCGCATTGCGCAAGGCTGGCGTGGTGCGGGTGCATGGGTATGAGAAGTCCGGCAACATGACCACAGCCTTGCTGACGATGGGCAGTGATCCGGATGCGCCAAGGCCGCTGTCGTTCACCGCCGCCGAGCGCATGCGCAAAAAGCGCCACAAGATGTCGGCAGACGATAAGGACTTTCTGAATGCACGCCGCCGTCAGAGAAATCGAAAGATCAAGATCGACCCACTGACGGCAGCGTTTTTTGGGGGAATGAGATGAAGATAACTTTAGATGTTCAGTTGATACCTGGCTTTGGCATCAACATTGATGTGCAGCCAGATCGTGCAATAAACAAGATGGATGGCGCCGAACAACAGGCCATTGCTGAAGAGGCCATCCGCGCCCTTGAGCATTACATAATTATGGTCACTCTTCCCCAAGAAGTTTCTTGAGTCGTTTGATCTCGGCCTCATCCATAAACATGGAGATGTTCTCACCGCCAGTTGACAGCCGGCCTCTGGTCAATTGATTGGGGTCGGCATATGTGTTTCCAGCGGGGATGTCTCCAGGCTGCTGAAGGCGGCCAAACAAATCCTCAAATGAAGATGTCTTGTAACTTGCCCCAGGCTTGTTCATTTGTCCTGGCAGAATCTTGTTGTACACGGGCTGCATGAATTGGCTCACAGGTGCGCCTCTGGTGTTGCCTAAAAATACTCCAGGCATGTCAAACCCATAAGCGCTGTGAGATCCTGGACGAACACCCAATTGTGGCAATGCCTCATAAATTGCATCACCCATCAAAAAACTTGGCTTGTTCATTACATTGGGATCAAACATCGCCCGTTGCAGATCTGGATAGTTAAAGCCCAAGCCCTTTTCTGCTCCAACATTGGCCATTTTTTCTACAAAGATTTTTCTCAAGTCACCAGCACTTCCAGCCTTCAAGCCCTCACCAGTGAGCAATTGCTCTCTGGCCATTGGATCATTAAGGCCGACAAAATCTTTGTATTTGCCTTTGACGCCTTTAACTGTTTTCTCGCGCATCTGGTTAGAAATCATCTCCAACAATTTGGGGTCTGGATTTGTTGCATCAATCAACGACAACAGACCCATCGTTGGGCCAGTTGAAAAATTCTCACCACCAGGTGGCATGGTGTGTGGGGCCATAAAAACTCGACCAGTACCACCACGGGCTAAGTTTTCTTTAACAGCTTTTAATGCTCGATTGTTCTGTGCAGTTGCAGCGGCTTGGTTGGATGCGTAGCCAATTTTATTGGCGATATTGCCTTCATCCATCATGTACATCAGACCGCCTGGGGTCACAAACGAATTGCTCCCAAGGGGGATGTCACTGACATTGGTCACTCGCGTATTTCTACTGAGCATATCCGTTGGATATGTCATTATGCTGCCGCCCAGCATTTCGTCATAGTTGACTGGCCGTCTTGGAACAATGCCTGGTAACTGCTCTGTCTCGTACCTTGTTCCGACCAATGGGTTGGGCTTTGTTTTTGTGGTTGGCAAATAAATATTAGATATCAACCCTTGCCGCTGCAAGTAGTTTTCAGCCATGTCGGCAGCCGTTGGGCCAAGAGCGCGGCCAGTGGCCACAGCACCACGCCCAGCAAGTCTTGCTGCTGGCCCAGCCATTGGAGCCACCGCCAGCGCCGCATCAAGTGCCTCGGGCCTCATGCGGGTTGTACCGCCAAGGCCACCAGCACCAGTGAACAATGACCGGCCAGATGGGTCATAAGACAAACGATCCAGAGTCTGACTGATTTCTGGAGCCATCAAAAATTTTGAGATGCCCTGCATCTGCTGAGTGCGCCGCGGGTCGTACCCCTGCGCAATGAAATCAGACAACAACCCCAAGATTTGATTTCTCGGGGTCGCGCTTATCGTTGACTTCAACAACTCTTCGTCATCAAGCAGGGCCATGTTTTACTCCTGTGGCCTTGGCGTAGTGGCGCCAATGTAGCCTGCTCCGTATGGTACAGACTTGCCAAGCAGTCTAATGGCATTGTTCATTTGCTGCTGCAAGGCGGCCATAGCGCTGTCATCCACCAAAGCATTGCGAACAATGTTGGGGTCTTGGCTGGTCAGTATCTGAGCAACCCGCTGGCGCTCGGCATCCGACAAGCCAGCATTTGAGTTCTTGAGCATTTTGGTCAGCACGCTAAAGCCGGCCATAGGGTTGCCCGTCATCGCACTGCCTAACTCATCTGCCGTGATGCTAGAGCCTGTGCGCTTTGCTTCCATTAGCGTGGCCGCTGTTGCCGACTGGCCCAGCACATAGTTTTTAGCCTCTTGCGACTGCGCAGCCGTGCCGATGCGGCTCAAGATTCCGTCCAGTTGGTCGCCAGGGTAGATGCTTCGCAAGATGCCACCCTCTTTGGTATCTGGACTGGACAATCGACTCATCATTGAAGTGACTCGACCTGTTCCCATTTGCTTGCGGATGGCATCCATCGTGCCAGCCCGAAATGCAGACACCAATGCCGGATTGTCTGCAATGGAGTCCATGTAAACATCCACCTCATCTGCGCTCTTGGAAAGCACTGTACGGCCTTCTTGAAAGGCTTTGCGGCCACCTCTTAGAGTCGATGCTTGCTGGCGTGCCGATGCCAATGCACTAGACGATGCGTCAATGGATTCGCGCAAAGCACTCTCTACAGGTTTGAGCGCCTCGCCAACACCGCCACGGCCAGTGGTAAAGGCCGTATCAATGCTTGACTTAATGCCGCGCCGAATGATCTCGGCGTCTTGCAAGGTTGGCGCTTTAGAAAACTTAATCTCACCAGCCTCGTCAAAAGAGAAAAATGGCTTTTTGCCAGTCTGCGCAGTGTAAATTTCGTTGATGTCCTTGACCGCACCTGGAGATCGTTTCAAGGCATCTGTCAGACTACCAAGCAAATCAGCATCAATCACACCGCCAGTGCCATAGGCTTGCTCATAGTTTTGATTCTCCATTTTTTTGGCTGCGTCATCGCTCATCTTGAAATACTTCAAGACATTCTCTGGCCGTTGGCCAAGGTTGAATGGCGTGAGATCACCCACCAAGGTTTTCTGGATGTCGGTTAAGGCATCTTTGCGCAGTTGCGCAGGCCGAGTGCCTAAAGATTTTTGTAGCGTAGTGGACGCCTGACCGCCTTGTGCATACAGGCCGCGCACCGCCCTGAGAAGGGTTTGGTTTTCGGCCAAGATTTCACCATTGGCAATGCGCTGGACAATCTCGTCAGTAGTCAAACCAGTGTCGCCAGCCAGCCGCTGAATCTCAGCCTCGACAGCCTTGCCGCCACGGCCACCAGTTAAGCGCCGCGCCGAATCTAGCGCCATGTCGGTCAGCTTACCTGCACCCATAAAGCCAAGCTGCACCGCTGGCGCCAATGTAGCGCCCATCAAGGTGGACTGTGGAACACGGGCTGCACGCTGCAACAAGTCGCCTTCACCAGACAAAAATCCAGTAACACCACCTTGGGCGCCGCCAAGCGCAGATGTGCCAAGAATGCCCTTGACCAGCGGGGCAACACTGGTGGCTATTCGTGGCAGCGTGGCTGGCGCCGCAAGACCGCCGGTAGCCAAAGTAGTTCCAGCCGCCATGCCAACACCACCAAGACCCTCATAAGCCAGCGCCTCCAGTGGCGACTGTTTTTGATAAGCCTTCATCTTCCCGCGAACATCTTTTAAGGCTTGATCGTAGGTTTCTCCAGTGACAGCAGATCTCAAGCTGGCTTCCATTTCGTCAGCACCGCCAAAGGTGGCGCCCTGCGCAATAGATCGCAGACGCTGCGTAGGTGCGGGGGCTGGTGGAGTCACAGCAGCAGGCGGCGCACTAGGGGCGCCAAACACTGGGGCTTGCATGAAGATGCCGCGCAACAATTCCAGCTTTTCGGTGGACAAACCAGACAAATCGCCCGATTTGATTTTGAGCAACTCTTCGGTTGAAAAACTTGCCAGTGCATCGCTCATCGTGTACCCCCTTGACGCTGCTGCAAAGTTTGGTCAATCAAGTTTAACAAGGGGTTGCTACCGCTTGTGTATGGGGTTACCTCATACATTGGAGCAAACTGTTCAAACCCTGGCAACTTGCTTGCACGCTTCACATAGTCTTGTTGCAACTTTATGCGGTAATTTGCACTTTTTTGTGCGGCATTTAAAGCTGTCTGAATTTCTATAGAAGTCAGCGTCTGATCACCAGCAGCAGCACGCCTCAACATTTCGCGTTCAGGCCCAGTTAAACTTCCCTGCCCCTTGGTCTGCGCGGCAGCATCTAGTTCAGCTTGTGCCAAGCCCTGCACCACTGTTGCAGTCTTCGACAATACTTCGTTGGCATTCGCCCCAGCAATACCCAGTTGTTGACCCACACGCAGCAAGGTGGTGCGGTAATCGGCGCCAGGGCCGAGAACAGCTTTGTCTAGCGCAGGCAGGATGCGGTCTACATTCGCCAAGGTTTGATTGGCAGCCGTTGCTCCAGCAGTCAAGTCGCTTAAAGTCTTGGAAATATCTGTGCCGACACCAGCCAAGAATTGTTGATTACCAGGCATCTTGATGTCTACTGTTTGCGAGGCTGCACCAGACCTTCTGAGCTTCATAATATTTTCAAGGGTAGGAGGTGTACCCGTAGCCTCCAAAATTCTTAACTCTGATGGTGATGCCTCTGGCTTGTCAAGCAGGCGCAAGTTTGCCAAAGTAGGGGCTAAGCCCAAAGCGTTTAGAGTCCTAATGGCTTCTGGTGATGCCTCTGGCTTGGTGGCGTCTAGCGCAAACTGCAAACCTTCTTTGCGTGGCAAGCCTTGCATCAGCGCAAGCTGCTGCGGGGTCAAGTTAGCAAATGGACCGGTTGCTGCTGGCCTGGCCGTTGGCGCTGTCTCAGACACAAATCTTTCAACAGGTGGCACTGCTACACCCGTCAATGGCGCTTGCTGCATTACTGGCGCTGGTTGGCCGGCTCTGCGCAGCATTTCAAAATAGTCCACATTGCGCTGACGCTCGTCTTGAGCCTCTTTCAGCTTCTCACCGACCAGCAGATCCTGCACCGAGCCAGCACGCGCCTGCTGGTAGCCCTGCTGACCTGCTTGCAGCGCCGAGCCAAGGGCTTGACCCAAGTTGATGGGGGTGGTGCTACGGCCACTGGCTTGCAGCAGTGCAGCAGCCGCCGCCAGAGTAGCGTTGCGGCCCATCAGCTTGCGCTGGTCTTCACTCAGCAGCGCATCAAGACCAGTGGGCGTGCCGCCCTGCATGCCGCCAAACATGTTGCCAAAATTTGCAAAGTCAAATGGTGTTGACATTTTTATCCCCTTAACCAAGCATGCCAAGAATGCCGCCGCCGATCGCACCGATAGGGCCAAATATTTGGCCGCCAGCCATAGCACCACCCAAAGCACCGGATGCGACATTTCGGCTGTAAGGCGTTGACACACTGCCGCCCAAGTTGGCAGGGCTTGCACCCAAGCTGGACTGCACGATGCCAAGTTTTTGCAGGCCGATGTTGCGGATGGCATCAAGCTGCTGCTGCTCCAGAGCCTGACGCGCACCGCCCAAGGCCAGCACATTCTGGCCGCCTTGGAGATTCTGGCCACGGGCATATTGAGCCAACTGAGTCGCTTGACCAAAGCCCTGATTGCGCAAGTTGGCTGACAGGTCAGCGGCTTGCTTCAAGGCAGCGGCATTGGTCAGTGAAGACTGCACACCTTGGCGTGAGCCACCAAAGGCTCTGGCTTGTGTAGCGGCCTGACGATCTCTGAGGTCTTGCATCTGGCGGCTCGACTCAATGTCACCAAGGCTGCGGTCAATGACCTCCTGCTGGTACGGATTCATAAACCCGCCAATTTCCTGACCAGTGAACGGGGTCAGGGATTGGTTGACGATCTGTCGTTCTCCAGCCTGATAAAGCGGGTTGTAGCCTGCAAACTGCTGGACGGGCAATGCCCCTGCAACACCTTGAGCCTGACGAAAGTTTGTGAGAAACGCCTCTTTGATCTGTGGATCAATTGAAGTTGAGGATGTTTGAGTTCCACCTTTAGACATTTTTTCCCCTTAGCCGAGTAAAGATTTCATTTTTTTGGCAGGTATCTTGCCATCGTTGATCATGTCCAGCAGCCCTTGGCCGTACTTCTTGACCGCTGATTTTTTAATGACATACTCGCCAAGCTGCAACATGCCAGTGCCGTCATCTGGGCCTGGTGGGTTAGGGCCACCAACTCGGTCAACAGGGCCGCCCATAGCGTATTCACCACCGCCAAAGCTGTCACTGCCGCCGCCGTCACTGTAGCCACCATAACCGCCGCCGTCTCCAGCGGTATTCTGGTCTGAAACGCTTTGTCCTTGTGCCGCTGCCGTATCAGCGGCCAGTGCATCCTGCATCGACTGCATAGATTGAGCGTTCATCGCAGCATTGGCAGCAGCTTCAGCCGCTGCATTCATGTCGGCAATCTCACTGGCGCGAAAGCTCTCTTTTGCGGCTTGGTATGCGGCAGGGTCTAGACTTGTGAGCGCTCTTTGCTCACTTACAAAGCCAGGGTTAAAGTAATTTTGCAACATGCCAAGTGATGTAAGGCCAAAAAGACCTTGAAGCCCCCTTGTCACTGATGCCATGTTGGGGTTCTCAGCGTAGTAGGCTGCTTGTTGCGATGGAGTCAAGTCGCTAAATGGGTTTGTAAAACCACCAGCGCTGTCACCACCACCCCCACCCATGCCACCGCCACCGCCAAGAAGGCCGCTGAGATTTAGGCGACTGTTTGATCCCACAAATGCGTTGTTGTAGAGGCTTGGATCGTAGCCACCAATTGCGCCACCAGGTGAATAAGCGTATGGGTTTTGCCGTACTGGCATCTGAGACATGATCTGTGAGTACGGGTCGCTGCCATAGCCCATTTGCCCCATGATCTGCGAGTATGGGTCAGCGCTGCCCATGCCGCCAAATGACGGCGCAGGCATAGGCTGGTTGTACGGAATAGGCTGGTTGTACGGCATAGGCTGGTTGTACGGCATAGGCGTAGGCATAGGCAGCGGCTGTTGCATAGTGGCGTTTTCCACACCAGCGGCCCTGGCTTGCGCAGGGCTGCCATAGGCCGTTCCATCAGGGCCATACACAATTACTTGCGTGGAACTTTCTTCTAGACCACCTTGACTCATATCAACTCCTTGGAAAGAATAAACCACTGAGGCTCATATCCCTCGTCTTTTAAAAATGTACGCTCCCAGCCTTTACGCCCTGCAAGCGTCACCCTTGTACATCCAACAGACTTCCCCCATGCCTCGATGTGTGGCCGCATTTTCTTGAGTTCATCAAGATTGCCACCAGCAAGGAAAAAATGTAAATTTTTTAACTTCGGATAAACAAGAATCTCTGTCACCACCGCTGAACTTTGCCCAGGCCATAACTGGTATCGATCCGACATCACCCCAGCCGCTATGTCATCGAGTGTGTGAGTCCCACCACTGTATTCTAAAGCCGCATCAATCCATTGGCGACATCGGTTGATCTCAGAAATTCTATCCATCATCGCTTGCCGCTGGCCACCGCATCCAGCCGCATCACCCCGATTCTCCAATCAGCCAAAACAGCACCCGTCACCTTCACATTGACCTGCCGTGCCATAAACCGGACATCCGTAGGGTTGGCAGCCGTGTATGGCCCAAAGGTGGACTGAGCGCCCGTGGGGTAATTGCGGGTCTTAAATGAAACCACCGCCTCGCCAAGTGTCTGCTCATCTGGGACAACTTGCCGCACAGACATCAGGTTGTCGCCGTTGCCAAGCTGCACTGGCCCAGACTCAGCGTAGACGCTGGCGCTGTCGTAGGCAAAGCCCACTTCGTGCTCGTAGATGTAGCCATCAGATGACACCAGCAGCGGGTTGGTAAACACACCCGCATCAGTGCCGGCGGTACGGGCCAATGAGCCTATGTTCCAGTGGTTTTCACGGTAGTTGTAGGTGACATAGCTGTCATTCTCATTGCTGCCGCTGCTCGGGTAATACCACCAGATCTCACCAAACTGGCTGTTGTGGACAGCGTACACCTTGGACGCTTGGTTGTAGTTGATGTTGTTAAAAATATAATCTGAGACTTCGCAAGGCAAGGGCTTGACATATCCGTCATAAGTGAAAAAGCCACTCTTAGACATCCAGATGGCAGCAGTGTCGATGGCCGCCACAGCTTGGGCCGAGATCAGACCGCAGCCAGATCCGGCTTTCTCAAAGCCATAAACAAATGGTGCGCCGATATAGGTCGCCGTGTGTACATCCACATCTGTAAAGAGCAGGTTTACACCCTTGACGCGCTTGCCGGCCAGCAGAGTGCCAGGTGTGGCCAACTCAAAATCACCAGCCTGATTGGTGGCCGCAGGCGTCCAGACTGTATTGTCCTCTTGGTCACACCACTGCACCTTGCGGGGATTGCCACCAGCGCCAAGGGCAAACAGAATGCGCTCGGCAGTGACCAAGAGAGCCTTGTTGCCCGTTGGAGCGTTGGTGATGGCCGCAGCCAGTGTTGGTGTTGTAAAGCCAAGCTGCCACTCGTAGAGCTTGCCGTCAGCGCTTGAGCAGGCCACCAGATACTCGCCCCATGTGTCAAGACTCCATGTCGTGGCTGGGATCAGCCCACCCAAGTCAGGTCGAGCCACGCCATAGGCGTATGTGCCATAAGTGCCGTAGCCGTAGCCGGTCTTGATCGTGGCATCGGCAATGCCGGCAGTGATGCCGGTTGGTGTGATTTCCTTGAGTGTTCCCGCCTCGTTCATGGCGTAGAGCTTGGATTGCGTACCAGCGGCAATGAATCGCTCACCGCTGTTGTTGCGCCAAGTGATGAAACCCCTGCACAAACCCGTCATCTGGCTTGCCGAGCGCTTCCTCCAGCCGCCCACTGGCCGCAAGGTATTCTCGTACCAGCGCACCAGATTCGCGTCATACCAGCGGCCTGCTGCTTGGTACTCCGTGCCGTTCCTGTAAATGCCTGGTGGTAATTTGAGTGGGATGTACATGGCTATATTGTCGGTAGGTTGGACACAAAGCTCATCGTGACGATGGCCGATGGCACTGCTGGCCGTGTTGGGCTGGCGCTGGCAGCGTACTGCTCAATTTGAACACCGATGTCGGTTGGCCTCCACATGATCTCCACATAATCAGTCGCATTCAAGCTCACAAAGTAATTTATGGCCGCAATGATGTGATACGGATCTCCAGCGCCTTTTCTGGGCGCAAAGCCAAATCTGCTGTTTGAATTGGCCACATTTGTGCCATTGACCCGAAACCAGACATCCACATCCTGAGACGAATTTGTCGTATTTGTAAACTGAATGGAAAACTGCAAGTTCCAGATTCCGCTGTCGGCCACTGTGATTCGACTGTTGCTGGCTATTGTCACGCCATTGCTAAAGTCTGTCGTGTTGAATGTGACGGCATAGGCCGTGGTGGTGTTGGCCGCCGTCTGGTCGGTTGAGTCCTGAAACGCCCCGTGCGGATTGTTCATAAACTTGCCGCCCCTTGGCCCAAACAGTGAGCCAAGGACGGAAGTCAGTTTTCTGGAAAAAATGTTGAGTGCGCCATTGTTCTCGTTCAAGTTCCGGCGGTCATACACCTCTGATGGATAACCCAGACTCGGTAGTGAAGGCGTCTCTAATTGTTGCTTGACATTGGCCATGACATGATTATTCCACTTTTGTCATGTCAGCGCGGCTTTGCTGACCCCGTTAAACCGCCATATACAGCCCAATGTTGGCTGCGGCGTAGCCGGCGTAGACGATTCCCATCGGGATGTTGCCCTTGTAAAACTGCTCTACGGCAATGCCGGCGTAGATCACTGTGACCAAAATGATCAGCCAGCCACTCATAGGCCAGAGACATCAATGACTTCGCCACGAAACTCGATGCAGCCATCGCCAAAGTCGTGGACAAGTTCCGGCCACAGCAATTGACCGTTGAAGAAGGTCAGGATAGCAAAGCCGCTGCGCCAGTTTGTGGGATTGTCTTCAAGATAATCGACAAACTGTGGGCCATTTGGGTCGGCCAGCGTGCCGGTGTCAACTCCGAATCGGTTGCCGTTGTAGTCTGCATATGGCGTCACCTTCAGACTGTGCAAGTGGCCGGTGACAATACTTTTGCCAGATCCCACAGTATTGTTGTGCGTTGCGTGAATGCCACCCTTGTACCTGTGCTTGACGCACACATCCTCAGTCGGCCAGCAGGCCCAGCAGGACAACCAGGCTGGAAAGTGATCTCTAAGGGAAAACCCCTTGACGCCCTCAAACTCATGGGCGTTGGCGGCAAGGCGGTTTTCAAACCGGCTGTCATGGTTGCCCATCGTCCAGATCAGCTTGGCCCGTCCAGCGTCCTCCTCGATCTCGCCCAAGCTGGCCTCACAGGCTTTGAGTTCTTGGATGATGCTGGGCTTTGTATCCCATCCGATACGGGGGAATCTGCTGATGGACGCACCATCAAACGCATCGCCGTTGTTGATGATTGCCTTTGGCTTGAATTCGCGTATTGCCCACAACAACCCCTTGAAGGCCGTGGTGCGGATGCCAGGCCAGAAGTGCGCATCGCTGAACACAATAACCACGCCGTTCTCAATGCCAAGTTGATGACGCGCCGCGTGATTATGGGCGGTCTGCAAGTGCGTGAATCGGCTGCCTCGGCTTTTATCCTCTGCAACAAGTTGGATTTTGTACCTTTTCTCAATTGATCTGCGCCGCTGGTGGACGCCAGACATATCAACATGAACCAACTTGGCTATTTTTGAGGCAGAGCCTAGGGTTTTCCAAAGCTCAATAAACTCAGCGTCAGTAACTTTTGGTGCAGGCATTTCATTCTTTCGTCAGAATGCGCTCAAGCACATTGATTATTCGGTGTTCGGCTGCTTCAATTTGCTCTGCTGATGAGCCT